TCGGCTTGGATATGATTCATACTGTCTCCTCCACCAAATCAAGATTTTCAATAGCATATTTTCGTATAGCATCATCATCTGCGAACTCTAGTAATTCATCGCTGCTAAAATTTTCCAAGATTTCATCTGAGTCAACCGTTATAGATATATATTTTTTCATTTCGTTTCCTACCTTTCGTTTAAATAGACAGGGACACCCCGATAAGGTGTCCCTGGCAAGCAAAGGCTTTGTTTCAACTAGCTATTGCTAGTATCGACACCCCTATTTTAGCATATTATTATTTTTTAAGTTTCTCTTGATCTTTGAACTGTTGTTCACCCCAACGCTTTTCAACATTTTCGGGTAGGCAGTAGAACAAATAGATATCGGTAACATCTTCATCGTTTTCGTTCTTGCTAATGTCTTTCACTTCATAGGTAGCGATCTGCTTCTTGAGAAGCATATAGCGAACCGAGATCATTACATCGAGCGGCGAGTAACCGCTGACGTAATTTGCATAGAAATTTTCTTCAGGATCAGCTTCGACTTCTGCAAGCTTACTCAAAACGTAAGGCGTTACAGTGGTCAAGTGCTTAATTGTTGCATCAAATTCCCATTCGTCAGGGACTTTGAGGACATCAACTTTGCCGGTTTTCTTGTCGATAAACAGGTACCCTTCGTCCTGTGCGCGCCAACAGGCAGCGTTGAAGTCGATTGGTCCCATATTGGTAAATGTCTTTGCGAGGTTTTGAAGGTTGCTACCATCAAATTCGTCATCGAGATATTTGAACTTACCTTCGTTGGCGACAAATATTACTCGCATCATGTCGTGAAGGAGTTTTCCTTCGAGTGCTGGTTTTGTCATGGTTCCTCCTTTAGAATCCAAAGTTACTATCACTACGATCGCCGTCCACTTTCGGGTGTTCGCCTTCCGGCACAACATCAGCGAAATTGAACAGGTCATCATCTGAAAATTCAGCAGTTACAAGCTTTTCTTGTAGTGCCAGCTCAAGGTACTCGAAAAATTCGGGATCGGGTAGGACACGAATAACCTTGAACTTTTTGGTAGCTAGGTTGCCAGCGATGTAATCACACCACTTGCGACCAGAGGCAAACAGTTGCCCCTGCATCTGCTTCCAGTGCTTGTCTGGTACTCCGTCCACCAAAACATCGGCAAACGAATTGTCCTTCAACACCTTAGCTTCAACGATACCTTCATCATTCACGCCACCATCAGGTGAGGCTAGGAACGCATCGTTATACCACGCGCCGACTGGTACCACTGTAACACCTTTTTCCTTCTCATATTGGCGGAGTAGGAAATCTTCAAAGTCGATGCCGTCCTGCATTGCGCTGTTCACATAATGTTCGAAAGCCACGCCGAACTTGCGTTCGAAGATCAGTTCCTTCTCATAATCGAGGCGAGCCTTCAGTGGTTTACCGGCACCAGTTTTTGATTTGCTAACCGCCAACCAGTCCACGAGCCGCGAAGCCGTAGGCTTGCCAAGGCGTAGGTCGTACCAAGGTTTTGTGCGCTGTTCGCCAGCGAAATATTCAAACTTCATTGCTCTATCTCCATTACTTCGGCTGCATTAGCCGAATTATATTTTGCTATTAAATCAAACGCCATATAGAAGCTGTATACTGTGATTACTATCATAATACTAGCCATGATGCTTAATATCGTGATTGTTTTCTTAGTATTCATAATTAGAACCCAAATGGTTGCTCTTCATTGCTGACTACCTCGCCAGTAATTTTAGCATCACCACTCCCAATTGTTATAGTTTTTGCTGCGACAGGTTTTGCCTTTGGCTCATAACCAGTAAGGTTTTTGTCAAAGCTCTTGCGAACATTGCCATTGTCGTCAGTGTAGGTGCGAGTATCGGACTCGTAGATTGAGAACCAAGCTTCCTTACCAGGTAACATTTTCTGGCAGGCTTTTTCGAGTTCTTCAGTATCGTTGATAGCATTGAATCTATCGCGTACACTGTCTTTGAGTTCTTCAGGTGCGTTGTGAACGAAGATTGCTCGTAGGGTACTGAAGCTGAAACCTCGTGCGCCTTCTGAGTGGAACCATAGGCGGACTTTATCGGTTTTTTCGCCGTTCTCTGGATCGACTACTGTAATTTCGCAGTATTCTTTTTCTTCCTTGTCCTCGGTGAAACCAAACTCGATTGACGAAATTTGTACTTTGTGTACGCCTTGCTCGAAATAATTAAATGACTTTTCTTCTTTTTCTGTATCGCTAAATGTTGCTCGATTTGGCATGATTGCCTCCTTCTTATTTGCTCAGGTGTAGTGGGGGAGAGGGCTTTATCTGTCCAAATCTCACGCCGTCTGATTTAGGTGAACGCCCCATCGCCAACAATATTATTGGCTTTCTGCGCCTCCCCCACACTACACCCGAATTATTAATTTACTTTATCGACCTTGGGCTTTCCCGACTTTGATTTTCTTCTTCGGCAGCTCCCAACCGATCGCTGTCAGAAAATCCTCGATCTCACCGTACTCGACTTTGCCAGCCATGATCTCACGCTTGTGGATCAATTGGGCTGAGTGCTTCTCACCATCATAGGCGGCAATAACTTGCGCGTCCATGAAGCGAGTAACATAGCGAATGTTTTTCAATTCACTAGCGAGTATGATCGAACCAGAAACATCGTCCATCTGTCGCTTGGTATAGCTCAGGACAATGACATTTTTCTTGATGCCTGCGAGCGCATCGGCAAACGCATCAATCTTCTTATTGAGTGCGCCGGTACCTTTGCCCCATGCCATATCGGTAAGGGACTTGAGTGGTGCGCCGCCTTCGGCACGCATACCCATCGCCTGAAACTCTTTAAGGGTTTCATCAGCGAAGATATCACTTACGCCTTCGATGGTGTCAATTACAAGCGTTTTGTATTCCTTGCTCTCTACAAATAATTGCAGAGTTTCGCGGATATCCTGAACGCTACTGACGTTGACTGCGTCGAGTCCAGCCTTCGCCGCGTTGCCATCTGTCGATAGGAATAGCGGCTTCGGTGCCTTTGATGCAATAGTCGTCTTGCCACTGAACGGCTCACCGATAATCAAAAACTTCGATGGTGGTTGTGGTGTTGCTTTGACTATTTCAACCATTATTTTACTCCCTTCTTTGGTGATTTCACCAACTTAGTTTTGTTCTCGGCTGCCATCGCTTCACGAAAAATCTTTCGTGCCAGCTGACTTTTATTCATGTCTTTACTGAGCGCGGTTCGCTCAATCCAGCTGGCGATTGACTTATCAAGCGTAAACGCCATATTTACTGTTGTTTCACTGTCTCGCATACTAACTCCTTCCTTTTAGTGCTTCTGCTTGTGTCATATTAATACCTGTACATTTCTAATGCTTCATCATCGCATGGCACGAGCTTTTTGATATCATGTTCGTCAGTTACTTTATCGCCATCTGAGGCAACTAATGACTGATCCCATGATTCAATACCGATATAGATAGCCCAATCGTGAATCTGACCACGTTTCGCAACCCATCGCAAACTGCGACCATCGTTCGACATATTGATCCCCTCTGGACTATTTACTGTTACGCCAGTGGCGAAAATAGTATGTTCAGGCATATCCTGTAATTGTTTCAAACTTAACATTTTTTGTACCTTTCCTTTGCTTGCGTTACTATTACAGTTTACTACTCATTAATAGTCTTGTCAACCATTTCAGCCTTAAAAATATCATAAGCTGTATTGACCGATGCTACTGACCAAATAATGAGTCTCTTCTTACGATTGAACCGGATCGGGCGCCACCAGTGAGGACCGTCGTAGCGTGTATTGCGATCACTGCGGAACTTGAACCAGTCTATGAACATCTTGCCAAACACGCTCAATTCGCCCTCCACGTGGTCAATAGGCAGTATCAGCGTATAGCCATCATGCTTAACGTAGCGCACGCGGAATTGGAACACATCATATTGAGTCGGGATCGATATATAATATTCCTCAATTTTTAATGTTCGTGATGCTACAAATTTTTTCCAGTCTTTCATATTAATCTCCTCCTGTTGATTCAGGTATTTGTATATCGTCAATATCAATGGGCTTGTTTTTTGCTTTCTCTTGCTCTAATCGAAACATGAGCATTTGCAAATCTTGAATCATATCAGCAAGCGGTGTATCTTCGCTAAGTGGTGAACCTATATGGTCATTATACTTGGTCGTGAGGTGTGTTGCTTCCGCAAAATCGTGACCAGTGAATATAATCCGAAACTCTACTATATCTTTGCCGAAGTGTTCGGGACCTTCGAGCCTTTGTATGCTAGTTTCCATTATTCTAACTCCTCAATCCAGAACGTGTGATCGCCTGATTTACTTTCAACATAATATCGAGCAACACTGGCATCGGCAGCAGTGGTGAATGGTCCAAGAATCCTTTGGTTGTCTACTGGTCGATCTTTATCAGTTACCCAATATTTGCGTGGCTGCTTATCTTTCATATATTCCATAAGCCCAACTACATAATCAATAACTGGAATCCACATACCTTTTGCGGCATGAACTTCAGTAGTGAATGATTCAACATTCAAAGTAACTCGTAAACAATTTTGAAGCTTATATTCTGCCTCAAAATATATTTCGTCCAATTCTTCCTTGGTTAATATTTTTGGTGGTCGCGGTTGAAGTGCGCCATCGTTTGCTAATTTGACCATATTATTCCTGCTTTCTTTTCCTTTACTTTACCTTAATCGCCCCAGTCGGACTTGAACCGACGCACTCGCTTCGCCTTGGCTTCGTAGTGCTGCATTCACGCAATGGGGCGACGCTGAATCTACCTCACCGATAGACCTCTCATTGAACAGCTTCAGGCTTAGCCTGTTGCCGTCCGTATGGTTCGGGTGCGACCGCCTCCGATTAACGTATAAGAGGCGATTTGTTTATTTGGCTTTCGTACCGCACTATTGTTAAAGTAATTTAGTCGATTTTCTCATAATATAACTTAAATTTGCTTAGTTTACTTTTACGCAATCTTCTAATTTTAGTCTTGATTTTCTGCATAAGTTTCCTTTCTAACTGGGCCACGGCGTGATATAGTTCCACCTTTTTGCCCAGCCGCCCTACGCTTTTCTGGTGTCATACCGCCAAACCCTTTGGTCGATACCTTGGCGCGTCCTCCGGCTCTGCCCATATTTTTATAGAAGTCAGCTCCGTATCGTTCTACCATTGTCTTGGCTGCTTTTGCTGCCCCTGCTTTTGTTCCGCTCAAGTTATTCTCCTTTCGTTTTGATATAGCCATTATAGCACTTATAGTTTTCCAAGTCAAGCCAAGTTTTCCACAAGTTGATAAAATACTTATTCCTCCTCTACTTTTTTAATATTCTCTCTTACCCACACTTCAGCTTGAAAGCTATTTTTAGTCTTCAAAACATCATAAATGTGCTCTTCAATCGAATTCACCGTCCTAAAGTTATAGAAAGTAGTTTTCTTAGTCTGCCCATTCCTATGAGTTCTACCTATCGATTGGATATATTCTGCATAAGAGTAAGATGGCGAGAAATACACCGTTATGCTGGCATACTGTAGTTCTACGCCTGTGCCGCCACTCTTATAATGTGAAACAGTAACCGATCGCTTAATTTTGTGCCAGTCAGCTTTGCGCGGTACTTCGTGCTTCTGACCGTCCTGCCTGATTAGTGGGCGGTCCTTGAATCGCTTTTCTAATAATGAAAGGATTGCTTCGCGCTCGGTGATGTAGTTGTAGAAGATCACCACGTTTTCGTCCGTTCCTTCAATCAGGTCGGCGAGGTAGTCGAGTTTCGGTAGCGTGAGAGTTTGGCGTAGGGCGTGCGCCAATGCTGGCGCGGAGTCGAGTAGATCGCCTGCGGCGTTCTTGCGGTCCAGTATAGTTTTCATGTATTCCGCCGGTCGCTTGAAATCTACACCGATGAATGTTCGATCAGGCAAGTCCAAGGCTTCCGCCTTAGTGAGTTTTTTGCTTATCGATTGCCACTGTCGCATTAGCTCATCTTCGTGCCAGTAGCCTTTGATTTCTGGAAAGCCTTTGTAGGTTACGATATCGCAATATCGTTTCTTAAAATCTGTGATGCCTTTGGTGAATCCCCAAATTTTTGAGTAGTTGGCGAAGTCGATCCAACCATTTGGCAATGGTGTTGCAGATAGCCCGACCATAAATCTTGCATCTTTTGCAGCCCAATATACCGATTTGCCAATACCGCTTTGAGGATTCTTGGCGCGGTGGACCTCATCAAGTATTACCGCGTGCTCAGTACCGCCATATTTCGGCGCGAATTTGTGCCAGATCGCGCGCTTACCAGCTAGAAATTGCTTTGCGCTAGGGTTTCGGCTGAATCGCTCGTATGAATAAATCTCGTATGCAGGTTCATTGCCAGCACCGAACCATTCAGTTATATCCCTGACCCAATCTTCGGTCCGAATCTTCGATGCAGGGGCTAGGATCAGCAACGGCGGCATGGCGAAGCCACGACCCCTCCGACCCTGCACGAACGCTAACTTCTTACAGTGATCTTCGTAGTGTGCCAGTGCCATGAATGTTTTACCAGTGCCCGTGTCGGCCGCCATGATCGATCTCTGCGGAAGATCAGCAATATAGCGTTTCTGGTATTCATAAAGCGTTATAGCCACGGCAATTCCTTTCGATAGTTATTTTTGATCTGTTCTTCCAGCGTCGCTAGTTTATCAAGCAACTTATCTGATCGCGCTCTTCGATGAGTCCCACTAAATCGCGTATTGGTTCAAGTTCTGCGTGCGTATAATTTGGCATACGCTTTGCATAATTGAGTAACTCGATTGTGGTTGCTTCGCGGATTTTGTGAAAAGCGTTATATAGTAACTCTTGCTTTTCGTCCCGGCTGAATGTATTGATTTCATCGGCTATGGTGCCTGCTAGGTCCCAAAACATACCTTTGCCGGATTCGTCATTGTCGCGCCCATCGTAGGGCAGTAGGCGGATTGCCTGCTCAATATCAACGTCATAGCGGTCGTGTAAGTCTGACATTATAGCGACTTTGGTGAATGGTGTTTTTGCAAATTTGTTGATTTGCTCAATGGTCATGCCATTATAACGTGAGTTTGATTTACTCATTACGCAACCGCCTTCTTAAAATTAGGTTTAGTAGTCGGCGCGCCGTACAGGAAGTCGTACACCGCATCCCAGTTGCCGAACTCAATGTTCCGGGCATCTGTATACATCTTGTCTTTGAGCAGATCCGGCGTGTAACCGTCGTAACTCTCGATAGTGTAACCGATCGCGTAATTTGGCGTTAACACTAACACATGATCGCCCAGGTGTTTGATGCGCTTTTCGTCGTGCATCTGGTGTAATGTGTGATATGTCATCGGCTCATCATGTTCAAAATCGTGTGCCATTTTCTACTCCTTTATCTCTGCCCAACAGTGGGCGTTATTACATAAATATTCTGTCCCTAGACTGCGCTGTATCTTGTAGCACTCCGACAGATTGCCAACAGCAGCCGCTTCGTTGCAAATTCTAGTTGTGGTGTCAGCTTTGACCATGTCGCCGCCAACAACTATAATCGCCATGATCGCTAGTATTGTTAAAATTATGCGTGTCATCTCAAGCCCTCCCTTATGGTGTTAATCCTTTAATTGTATTAAAACGCCTCTATGTTGTAGTATCTGACGCCATGATCGACGAAGTATGGTCTAACTGTATTATTGAACTTTGCCATTCTTTTCGCGGCTGAAGTTGCCGTTACTTTTGATGGTTCAAATGTTCGATAGTCGGCACTACCGTCTGGGTAACATTCCAACACTGCCCATTCTTTTGCTGATATCTTCATTATTTCGTACCACCCAGTTGTGCTGGTTGCTGCGTATTCTTTATCGTATAGTTTGAATTGTCCCATCTCGGTTTTTATGGCGTTCTTGACTTCATTGTAGTCAAGCATGCTAGTGATACTTTTATTCACTAACTCAAAATCATCGGTTGGTGTCGCAAATTGCATTTCGTTGTCCTTTACTTATTCATATTGTCATTCGATCGCACTTGCCAGAGAACCTCAGAGTTCTGTATTTATAGACGAGAGCCGCTAGCGTCTGTTAGGGTGGTTGTCTGGCAGGTGCTGGATCGTTCAAGCGTTTTGTTCTTTTCGATCCTGACTACAGTTTATCAAATTAAATATAAACTGTCAATAGTTATTTATAGAAAGTTTTCCACAGGTTTATACTAAAATGGTCGTGAACAGGTAGGGCAGCAATCGACTTTGGTATAAATTCGTACTATTTCACCATTACGGCGTGTTTGTTGTATAAAGATTTGGCGACCTTTTAGCCATCTAGTAAATTTATTACTAGTGAGTGAAGGCAGTTGATTTTCTAAACACCATTTCCAATAAACCTAATATGCATCCAAGGTGGTTTTGTTTTTTATTTGTTATTATTTGTTACTTGTTTTGAATGCTTTGAACTTATCGAAAGCGGACATTTTAACATCTTTCGACATTAACATTTCGTCTTCTTCTTCAGTTCTTACTAACATTTCTTCCATCGTGTTTTTCAAGTCTGCAATCATTGCTATTACAGCGTTGATGTTTTCTTCTACGAATGGGCGAACGATAGCTAAAACAGCTTCAGTATCTACAGCTGGGTCTACAGCCATTGCAACTTCTTCTGTAGCAACTTCTTCTGCTACTACTTCTTCTTCTGTTACCGCTGTGTCTTCCATAGCTACTTCTTCTGTAACTTCTTCAGTTACTTCTGCCATAGCTTCTTCTACTACGTCTTTGATTTCGGTTACTTCTCCGTCTTTTACTACGTAGATTTTACCTTCGATTGTGTGTTCTCCGTCTGGGAAATTCATATTATATCTGTTTATGTGTTTACTTAATTTCATCCCTAGAAAGCCTTCGATACTAAAACCTACTTGTTCGTTTTTTACTAGTTCGTTATAGTAGTCTTTGTCAGTAACTTGTGCCGTTAGCATTAAAGTTCCTTTAGGCACATCTATTCCGTAGGTAGTGAAGGCTTTGTCTTGTTTAGGATTTTCTACTATCCAAGATTCTAGAATGTATGCTGGTACGTTTTGGTCTGTGTCATGTTCCAAGTTGAACACGTCGCGATTCTGTAGGTCGCGCATAAACTTCACGTAGATTTGTTCAATCGTGTTTTCGTCGAAAGCCACGTAGTAGTCCCCAGCTTCATCGTCACGTCTATAGATTTCCATAGGAATCATGGCTGGTGCTGTTACTCGGTACTTTAATTCGTCGGAAAAGAAACGTTTTACGTCTTGACTAAACGCCATTCCTTTTACTTTTATTGCTGGGTTATCTGTAAATGCAATTTGGTCGATACCTAATTCTTCCCCTTCGGAATATTCGGGGTCGATAGTAATTTTGTAAATTGGTAGGTCTTTCAACATAACCATATTAGATTAATTGTATATTTGTTCAAAATTTATATTATGTTAGAAATATTAGAAAAAGAAATTCTGCATGAAATGGACGAACTTACGATCCAACAGTTCGAAGAAATTACGGACATTCACGCAAATGAAAAACTAGATGTTATCGAGAAACATTTAGCCGTGTTTAAGTACATGGGTGTACCAGAAGAAATTGAAGAAATAGACTTTGAAGTTTTTAAAGAGTACGTCGATAAGTTTAACCGTGCTAAAATGCCATCGTCCGAACTTCTTAAACGTTTTGAAGTTGACGGCTATACCTACCAAGCCTACGACGAGGATTTTAAGTTGACAGCTAAAGACACGAAACTAATTGAAAAGATTTTAGGTAACAAACACAAAGGTTATATTAGCGAAGTTTTAGCTGTGTTATTTAAACGAACTGACTTATCTAAAACAGAACACTACACGGACGCACACATTAAGCAAAAAGCTAAATTGATCCGTGAACTAAAAGCCGAAGTCGCTATACCTTATTTAGTAGCCGTAGCAAACAAAATAAATAACCACGTACAAAAGTCGAATGAAGATTCCGAAGTCGTGGCATGATGTCAATCTATACCAGTTTAAAGAACTTCGTCAACTAGACAGAACGCAAGGGTATTTTACGTTTCAAGTAGATACCCTTTCTGTTTTATTGGACGTAGATGCGGACGAACTGGAAGAACACGACATAGACGAAATAAACGAAATGTTTAACAAGGTTAAATGGTGTTTAAACGAGCCACGTAAAAGCCATAAACAAGAACTAACCATAGCAGATAACGTTTATTCGTTTAAGGATTTTAAGAAGTTAAGCCTTTACGAATTTATCGACCTAGAATATTTCTTATCTAACGACTATATAACGCATATTTCACATATAGCGTCCGTGTTTTACAGACGTATTGAATTAGATAAATGGGAAAATGTAGAATTTGAGCCGTATGTTTTTAGTCCGTTTGATCGTTACGAACTATTTGACGACGTTAAAGTAACAGATGTTTATGGAATGCTTACAGAATACCTTAAGTATCGTGAAACTTTTATGACTAAATACGAAAACTTGTTTAATGAGTCCGACCCAGACGACGACGAAGAAGACAATATAAACGACTTTGATAGTGTAGATGAATACAAGGCTAACAAAGAAGCCGTAGAACACGGGAAAAAGGCTAAAAAGTGGGGGTGGGAACAATTACTATACGACCTTTGCGAAGGCGACTTGACCAAAACAGACCAAGTCGGCGAACTACCTTTGATATTCGTTTTTAATATGCTTTCAATGCGTAAAGAAATGGGTTATTTAGAAACCCCTAAAGGTTAGACCCGCGTTAAACTCGCCACCGATAGGCTCAAACGTATAAACTAAACTTGTTTTTTCTCCAAGAATTCTAGCTACTTGTAAGATAGGGTATCTGTCAGCCATCCATTGAGTGTACTGGTCGAATATTTCCGCAGTCGTTCCGTTGTTCTGTAGTTCGGCTGTTAGCTTTGCGCACAAGTCAAAAGACGCCATGTTTACCGTTCCATTATTTAAGAACCCAAAGTAGTACATGGCGATAATCTGTATTTCTAAATTACCTAAAGCTGGTATCTGTGCATTGATCCTAACGGAGTCGTAAAGACTACCAGTATCGATTAGCGTTTCTGCTAAAATAATACGGCGCAAAGTCTGCGCGATTTTATTACGTGTCTTATATTTTACGTTAAATACTCCGTTATTCTTGTAAGCCATAACTATATTATTTTTCTTCTTCGCTTGGTTTACTAGCTTCGTTTAAGATATTCAAAATAGGAACTCCGAACTTCATCGGTAACTCACTTAAGATTGCTTCTAATTGCTTTACTTGTTCTTCGTTTAATGTTAACATTTGTCCGTGTTTTTAAATAATTACTACTCCGATTGCTTCAGCGACATACTCATTGACAACTGAATTATCAGTCCCCCAAGTTAAGAATTGTTCTTCAATTAGCGTGTAATTGCCTTGAGAAAGTTGTACTCCTTCTTCGGTTAGTAATTGCCAATAGGTTGTGCAAGTCGTTGCATCCGTTTGGAAGTTTAAAACTAATACTGATAATCGTGTTGCAGTACCTTCGTTTAGTGGTTAG